GCAAAGAATAATCTCTGCTCATAGAATGATACTGCTCTTGGATAACCGTTACCACTTGTCCAAGGTGTAGAACTAGCCCATGTGAATGTAGGTGTTGTTAATGTCCAAGATGTGTGACCTGTACGAGATAGTTTTCTTGGTGCGTGATTACTGTGACAGACATACATAATATCTGCTGATTGAGCGAAGTGTAGTTCTGTTAGTTCAGCCTCTAAATAAGGAGATGATATTTCATAAGCAGAACCACCAGATTGAATCTGACCGTTATCCTTATAGAAACGAATGTAAGTATCACCAAACTCTAGTACATAGGATTGAGTTACATTGAACTCGAAAGGAATTAGTCGTACTTCCTTAGAAGATGTTTTTACTTCTGAAACGAAATACATACCACCTCTACGAGTAGCTCCTCCATGAGGATATACAATCATATTGGTTAGTTCACTACAACCGTTAAAATATTTCTTAAAGTCTATTTGCCCTTCAAGACGAGGACTTAACTCCCCAGCTGTGAAGTTAGACTGAAATGGATGTACTCTAGCCATTTAACCCCTAAATGATGTAAATTCGTCTGAAACTAATCCGTCTATAAATCCTTCTGAACCATCAATACTTCTTGCCTCTTTAACCTTAGATTCATATATTTCCCACATCTGCTTAGTTAATGAATTACTACCCGTAATAGAATATGCTAATTCTGCTGTTAAGCGAGCAGTTAGTAACTCTGTGAACATTGGGTCAAACTTTGCAGTATCGGTAATTTGTGCAATATAAAGAATCTTTGCAGCACCTTCGTTTGATAATAATTTTCTACCTTCAATCTTAAAGTTGTAGTCATCGTATTCCATCTTGAGAACACGAAGACAATAAGGGCTTGTTGGTAAAGTAAACTCGTAAGCGTAATCAAATACAGGTGTTGATACAAGTTTAGATAGTTCTTGTCTTTCTATTGCGAAATTCCAAGGATGTGATCTTAATACAGCATCTCTTGTAGGTTCGTAAAATGCGTTACAGAGTCTTGCTCTTTCTGTATCGTCAGTTAGGGAAGTGATTGGATCGTCACCAAGTTTGCGTAGTGCATTTGAACAAATGGAAACCGCTGTTGCCATATCTCTTCTCCTGAATGTGGTGGAGATGACTAATTAAAGCCACCTCCTTTTTTTTTTACAACTTTAGTCTACTACATAAACTAAGTAGCCAGATGCAGTATCGCCAGAAACGATAGCAGTATCGGTACTTGTTAATCTAATAGATACACCACCTTGCGAAATGAATACTTTAGTATCTGCTGTTAATGCAGACCCTACAGCTATTGCACCAGCAGTATCAACAGAAACACCGTTGTCAATACCATCAGCATCAGCAGCTACAGCAGCACCGTCTAGGTCTGTGTAAGCATCCCAACCGACATCCATAGTAGCACTGGTAGTAGTCCAGTTATGCTCAACGCGACTTAACGCACCTAGCAAACGAACAGTTCCAGCAGGTAAACGAGCAACTTCCGCAGAAGATGTCGCATCACCAGCACCTGATTGTGTGTGATCGAACGCAGCAATGCGTAAACGACCATGAACATCAGATGTTTCTTCCCTTACAGAAGGACTAGCATCAAAGTTAGTTACTTGCGTACTTTTTTGAGTAGTTACAGCCATAATTATTCTCCTATATTATTCTACACACGCAATCTCTACTACTTTTTCGTCTTCAACACGAGTAGCACCGATTGTCATTGATAAAAATACTTGCGTAGCATAGTTCTTGTCATCTCTCTCGGTAATACGAGTTTGAATGTCTGCACCTAATGCTAAACCAATACCTGACTTACAATAAACAGTAACCTGACGATTACTATTCGAGTCATTTCCTAAACGCTCTGAACGGATAAACTTAAATCCTAAGAAAGTATCTAATTGACCTTGTGCCAACGCTTTAACAGTGTTGTAGTCAGAAGATTTAACTTCAGTAGTATTTAACAAATCAGTTACTTGCTTCGCAGAAAGAATACAGAAGCGTTCTTCATCTGCATCTACATCAGAACCATCAATGATTTCTTTTGCCTCTAACAGTTTTGCCACTGTTAAACCTAAAGAAGCATGAACAATTTTCTGAGATGAAGGAAGTGCGATAGTAGTACCACCAGCAACACCACCATAGGCATTACCCACTGCAGCTTCAATAATTGCAGTATCCATAGCGCGACCCATTGCATTAGCACCAGCCATTGCATACTCGCTCTGTGGAGTGATTAACATACGAACTTTATCTTCCTGATCGATTAAATCAGCCCAGTCATAGTCATCCATTGAAACTCTGCGTCTTGAGTGCGGAGTGTCCATACGCGGAGTATCTGCGTGGCGTGAAGTACGCTTTTCAGCTGAAACTGCACCAATTCTTTCGAAAAAGTGATTCTTACCTGTTACTGATTCAAAACGAACCGAGTCGCGTAATCGTGAACCTTTCTGTTGTGCAAGGTGCAACACATTACTTTTATACTGCTCGACAAAAGCAGTTGTAATTTGAGTAGACATAATGTCCTCCTTCTATTATTATTTTATATATCCAGTGGGCATTATCCTTTCGGGTGTCCTGTCTATTACGCTGACTATGCGAGTTTAAGAACCACCTTTAACCTACTGTTATCCGTGAGGGCAGTGTCTGGTTACAAGCGAATTTTACCTCGCTTGTGGATTATCTTACCACTAATTATATGCTTTATCAAATAATTGTCGCATTTCTTCTTGAGCGTCTTGATGCTTAGGACTTGTAGCATCCCAATAAGCATTAGATTTATCTCCGTTGATTTGCTCGATTTTCATCTTAGCATCTAGTGGACTCATCACTAAGGAGTTGTTAGCAGTTCCCTGTGCAGAGTCTTCTGTGATGTCTTTACCTGCATTTGCAAGTAATCTAATTAGATCTGGATCATTACCATATCTAGGGTCTGCCAACTTCTGCTGAAGTTCAGGTGTTCCGTAGACACGCAATGCTCTTTGTGCAGCAGAAAGGCTCTTATTGTAATTAGCACCAAACTCTTTCTTTAGCACTTCTTCTGTTTGGACACCCATAGAATCCCCAGCAGTTTGCTCTTGATTCATTTGATAATCTACTGAGCCTTTTTGCCATTCAACTAAGCCTTGCATTTGTTTAGGTGATAATCCTAAATCATGTCCTGTTTGTTTGAATGAGTTCATCATTTCCTCTGGATAGTATTGTTCATATCCTGTTGGAACTTCAACTTCATAGCCTTCTGGTTTCTCAGGTCTACCAAGTTTAGTATATAACTCGCTCATTTCTTCATCATTCTTCGGGATAGGTATTCTACTGCCCATCATTTTCTGCTGATGAATAAGTGTTTTAGCTGCTGATTCGGTATCATTGATACTTGCAAGCGTTGGATCTGCTCGTAATTCTTCTGATAACCCTTCACGCCAATCTTGGTTATCACTCTCAACAGGTGCTAATACAGCATTATCCGTTGTTTCTGTGGCCATTTCTTCACTCATAATTTTATTCCTCTTTTGTATTACACATATTTAAAATACGAAGATAGACAGCTCTTTCGCCTTCTCTCCTCGCGGTTTCATACGAGTCACCTTTCACATAGGATTCCCGTAGTTGATATGCCTTGCGTAGGTCATCTAGGACTTTACCCCCAGATATAGACCCAAAACAGTCAGCATAATCTCTTTTTATTTTAGCAATGGCTCTAGGCATTTTCTACTGCCCCCATCATTGCTTCCATACCTGCTTGTGTTTGTTCAACATTTTCAGGTGTTATTTGTTCTGCTATTGGTGCTGCAGTTGCCGCCATCTCTACACCTTGTTGTGCTTGTTGCATTGCCATTTGCTCTTCTTGCTGTTCTCTTTGTGCTTGACGCTGCTCTGCAATTTCTTGAGGATCACGCATGATGTTCTTCGGAACACCTAGTAATTCAGCACGAGAACGAATTGCTGCATCATGGTCAATGTTATCCATAACCTCTGGTGCAATCTGTGCCAAGTTAGCCGCCATCTCATACAATCTTTCTACAGCAGTAGCCTCTTCCATTCTTTGTGAGCGTGCTAGTGGACCAACATATTCAATATCGATAGCAACACCATCTAAAGAGCCTGGCGCAGGTGCAAACATTTCATTTCGTTGCATAATAGCAAAACATCTTTCAATTAACGGATTCAAGAACTCTGTTTGGAATCTACCTAGAGTAGGGCCAAGCAATCTTTGCATTAACTCATAACGAACTTGAACTTCTGTAGCAGTCATTTGTGGGCCACTCTGTAACTCTAATTGATCTGAGTAGAATGCTTGCTTGATAGCACCACGCAATTCAGACTCTTTCATATCAGATACATCGAATCTTGCACCAGTATTAAGTGGTTTAATTGCATCACCTCTACGAACAACAGTAATACCAGAAGGATTCGTCTTAACTCTACCGATTACTCCGTCATCTTCTACTAGAAGTGGTGGATCAATAGCTTTAGCCCATGCTTTAAGACCTAATTCCACTGCTTTGTTCAGAGTTTTGATGTCTGGTAGTGCATTATAAGCAGGTGAACGACCATATTCTTCGCCTGAAGCCTTAGACCATCGTGTTACAAGGTATGGCATTTCGTTATATCCACCTTCTTGAACAACATTTTTGTCTTCCTTACTTATATGTAAGCTTATCCAAGGTAGTTTAGTCTTATACTCACCATGATATTCTTCTGCTGGCATGACACAATGAAT